CGTTTAATTTATATCCAACGCGCCCGTCTTCCGTTTTATCTGCCGTATAGAGTAAATTTCCGCATGTACAAAATGCCTTGGTGTTTACAATATCCATATTCCCTCCTATAAAACTTTCACTTCGTCCCCGTACCCTGATGGATCAGGTTTAGGACGCTCAAAATCGAAATTGTATTTCTTTTGTGGCTGCGGCTCCGCTGTCTGTATAAAGCTTTGCTGTGGTCTGATGTAGTGTGCAATAGCCAATCCCATAATTAAGTCATCATGTGCCCCGTTTTGTGCCTCTGGGCGGCCTTTCTCGTTACGGACAAAAGTCAGCATCTCTTCAAGCGTTTTGCGGTCGTTAATCAGCTCTATGTTTTCTCGGACTATCTTAACGAGTGCAGCTATTATGATCGGCCTTGTTAATTTGGTTGTCTGGAATCCGTATGACTTGACAAGTCTGTGCGTTAAGTCATCTTCTCGCTCTCTCATGTACATCTTTGGATATTCAAGCCGTTCCAATTCTTTTACTGGATATGTCGAGTAGTTTGTTTCAGGAGAGAGCAACGCCCAATTATAATAAGATCCAAGACAGTACATTTGTTTTGCGTAAATGTCTTCATCGAATTGGTGAAGCAATACAGCTACTTGTTCGCCCGTGGTGTTGTCTAATACTTGTCCTGTGAAATTATCCGATCCTTCTCCGGCTGTGTCTCCGCCTATTACATACGGGCATCGTTCTATAACGTCTTTGTGAATGCTTATATATCCATTAGAATCGTCAACCCATTTGATAGAATCGTTCTTTATTAGGACGGCATTTCTCTCTTTGTTGTAATAAGTCTCATAAGAAAAAGAGCCTGTTTTAATCGGCTCTTTGATTTGTGATAATCTTTCAGATACTTTTTGTGCATCGAATATGGTCTTCCCGAATACGCCCCATTGGCCGAGGCAGTAAACGGTATAATAATATGGGTCAGTTTCTTTGTAGGCCTCTAGCACTATCTTTGACTCTTCATCGAGAAATGTATTGTCTTTATAAGTGGAATGATGCGTTGTTGCGTTCGGTACTTTCTTATCAAAGAATCTTTTCTTTAGCCAGTGGTTTACATCTATCGGGTTGAATGTAATTATTATCTGCTTATAAAATAGCGTCTCGCCTCTTAATCTTATATCAAGCTGGTTAAAGTCTGACTCTAAAAGTTCCGATGCTTCTTCAATCCATATCCCTGTTATGCCGTAGATTGATTTTAGCTTTTCAACGTCGTCAAGTCCGGCAAACAATATTTGTGATCCGTTTGGCAAGTAAGTCATTACCATGTCGGATTCGTTTATCTTCCAATCGGAATAATTATAATGCTCGGATATTTGCCCTTTAAGCTGTTGAAAGCAAGATTGCTTTAATGTCTTAGCGACTTTTCTTGTCACAAGCCATCTGTGGCCTTTCTCGCTTGTTATTCTTTCAAGGACTTTTCTTCCGGCAAATATTGACTTGCCAGAACCGCCGCCGCCGACTAAGACTAAATACCTTGATATATTTGCTAGTAGTGGTTCAAATATGGCGTTGGTTGTTTCTTTCAGTTTTGCGTACCAAAGTGATGTTAAATACTTTAAATCTATGTCGTTTTGCATAATATTCACCGCCTTGCATAAATAACGGTATTAAGGCGTTATATTTTATGCCTTTCTGTATAATTATAAGTTTTTGATGCTCTCGATTAACTTCAATTTCTCTTCTAGCGAGATTTCTTTTACTTCTATCGGGCCGCCATCCTTGCCAGTATGCTCAATATCTGCCTTATCTCTCCACTTACTCGGCTGTCTGTTCTTGAGCCAAAATATAGCCGCCGTTGTATCGGGTGGATAGTATTTAGTGACCGTTTTAATGTCTGTAATGACTCCTTGACACGATGCGGTGATAATGTCCGGGTGGTCATATCCCTTCGCTCTATGGAAGAGTTTCGAGGCTATAACAGCGTCTGCTTCTGTCTTCCCTCTTTTTAAGGACTCAAGAAACTCTGCGTGCTTTTCTTTCCAACTATTGATCGTTTGTTCTGACACATTAAAAAAAGAAGCCAGATCTTTATCTGTGGCTCCTAATAGGCATACTTTATATGCTTGCTCTGCGTATTCCTCTTTGTAGTTGCTCGGTCTTCCTCCTGGATGCTTTTTGTCTGTGGCATTCTTACCACTTGGCATATCCTGCCACCTCCTTTAAATTCAACGGTTTCGTCGTTTCCATGTTTCTTTTATATTCGTCAAAACTAGTAATCTGATTATATTTGTTATTGATTTGCCTATATATCTTTCAACAGGCCAGCCGTATTTATCTCTTAGCTTCATCTTATCCCCTTTCTAGGCTCTGTAATGAGATTTAAGCGTGGTTTTAGCTGATTATATACTCTTGTGGCTTTCTCCATGTTGCCAATTCTATATCGGTTATGTCTGTATCATCGTTTATTCCGTCCGCTAGTTTGATTTCTTTCTCCGGATCTAGCTTCTGAAGTTCGCCTATTAACTCCTTGACCTTCATTCCATTATCCTCCCTATTGGTATAATAAATACGCCAAGTGGCCCGCTTCACGTTGCTAGCATTCCACGCTTCAAGGGACTTACTGCTTGGCGCTTTGGTATAATAAACATTACTGTGTATTATTGGTTAAACGGTTTCAGCGTTATTGTTCCGCTTTCAAAGTTCTTTTTAGTTGATATCGTGTTGTGTTTTGCTTTTTCCAAATCGTCCATTTTTATTTCTGCTTCTTTTCCATCTAGTAGGCAATATATAAATGCCACAAGCTCGTCAACCATTTCTTCGTGCGTCATTCCTCTTCCCTCCTTACCCCCACAGTGCATAAGTTTGATTTATTCGCTCTGGAGTGCATATTCTGCACGTTGCTTTATCTTTTGCATCTGCTCGTTTGTTGCTGGCTCTCGGTGCTTGCAGTCGGCTTCAATGTGCGGAAAGTTTGTTCTTATTGTGTCTTCGGCGCATTCTGTACTTGGTTTTAATACACATACGTCTTGCTTTACGCATCTATTGCAAATCATCTTATCCTCCTTTGGCAACCCTGTAAGGTTGCGTACTCCATCGATCAATTTATCGAGTGGCTCTTTCGGCTTGAAATAATCTATGATTCCAGCCACTTGACAACTCATGTAAATATCATATCCGAGCTGGCACGGGTAAGTAGTGTCGTTGTGTGTTCCTACTCGCTTGCTGTTGGCGCACTGCATACAAATTTTATCTGTTGCAACCATTTCGTTCCTCCTAAAATCTTATATAGGAACCCTGCGTCCGAAGAACCTCGTTGGCCACCGATAGGTTTTTGAGATGTAACCTAGTAAAAGTAATGAGCTGAACTTGATCACCTTCAACATAACCAACAGGGTTTATGTCTTAAAATATTTTTGTTTCATCGGCACGAACACCGCATCTGCTGAATCAAATACTATTCCACAGCCTAATGTTTCTCGGTTCTTCGAATATTTCCCGTAAGCGAACGCATAGGCATTGACCGACACGCCGCAACCCACGTTTAAACCGAAAATCAAGCTGTTTGAGTTGCTTTTATAGTTACACCCACCATTTGAGTGCGAATGACCGATCACACAGCTCTGCATCGCATTTATAGCCTTATCGAGTGCGCCTGTCTTGCCTACCCAATTTATACCGTGTTCATATATGACATTGTTGATTATGAATTGCTCGTCTACTGTCCATTTTTTAGGTAGTTCCCACAGTTCGCTGAATCCTTTTACGAATTGCTTCGGGATCCCCAGGGTTGCCGCTTGCCTTACGTGAATCAAATCGTGGTTTCCCATACACAGGCTTACTTCTGGAAATGCTCTTGTGTAAATCTCTACTTGCGCTTTAGCAAGTTCAAATTCTCTCGTAGCGTCTACAGCTTCGGTTTCCGTTAAGTGTCTGCTTATAGCGTGGTTATCGACGAGATCCCCAGCATGGACTATCTTGGTTACTCTGTATTTATTAAACGTGTCCTCTAAAAAATGTATGTAATTAGGATGAACGAATGGCATATGGCAATCTCCTATGATGCCAACCACTTCCGGTTTATCGCCGTTGATTGCGTTCCACACTGTACCGTATGATTTGCCGTACTTCTTGGCTATTGCCCTATATGGCATTCCGCTTTCATGGTCTGCCTTTGCTGAACTTATCCAATCGCTCATAAGTACCTCGTTTATCTTTTATTTGAAATTGCAAGCCTACCCGCTCGCTTGCTCGACCGTTATCCAAGTACCTTCTGCCGATCAATTCAGAAGGTACACAGTTCCCTCCGGCCTACATGTTATCCGGCTCTCGTGGTATAATAAGCATTTCTGCATACTATCTTGTAGTTGCGGCAAGCATTGCTCTCAGCCACTCCCCCAGCGTTTCCGTCCAGAAGGTATGAACCTGTAGTTACTTGCCGCATCATTGTAGCTGTTTCCCTCCCCTATGAAGTTATCAATTAGCCTACTTCAAGTTCCGTACTCACGGTGTAGGTTTGGGGAGGGATTGTTTCGCCATCCACAGGCATAGAAAAAGGCGGTCTGTGACGACTGCCTTTCTTCTCTAGCTTATACATTATCACAGGAAAACGGGGTTGTCCTACACTAAAATTACACTTTTTTAGACTTAGTAATCATTTGTTTTTCTGTGGTTCACGCAATAGAGCATTCATCGCCCTGCAATGAGCCATTAAGTGGTCATGCGCATTATCATCTTTTTCTATTGCATTTACCGCCAGCAATAAATCTACAAGTTTGTGTAAAATGTCACTTCTTTCATTTATCGTCATTTTGTTTACTCCTTACTTTCACCTCATAGTAGAAATTATCTACCCAAACATTAACCG